CTTCCATCTATATGTAGATCCTTTTAATTTATTTATAGAATCTAAAGCGTTCTCTATAGGATTAATATCGTACTTTAAAGCAATGTCTGAACTTTCCGTAAGAGTACCTGTAATAGTTAAATCTCCTGTTATTGTACCCCCTGCGGTAGGTACATAAGGATGGCTATGTGATGCTGAAAAGAAGGCAGCGTTATTGCCTCCCAACATATCTGCATTTAAGTTAGTATTCACTATTCCGTTAGATATTGGAATATTACCATTAGCATTACCGGGAACTTTACTATCTACCATATCTGCGTTTAAGTTGATATTCAGGTTACCGTTAGAAACAGGTATATTCCCAGTAGCATTACCAGAAGTTAATCCATCTAGCATATCTGCATTTAAATTAACATTTAAAGTACCATTAGATATAGGAATATCCCCACTAGCATTACTAGCATTATTACCATCTAACATATCTGCATTTAAGTTCACACATACGGTACTATTAGAAACAGGTATATTACCGTTCGCATTACCAGCAGTTTTACTATCTAACAGGTCTGCGTTTAAGTTTACATTCAAGGTACCATTAGATATAGGAATTGCACCTGAAACATTTCCCGCGTGAAACCCATCCAATAAGTCTGCACTTAATTGTAGCTGCGTATTATTATTACACAGAGGAATCGTATTAGCTCCACCAGTAGTAGAGGGTGCGAATGTTTTAAGTGTAGTTACATTAATATCATACTCAGAGACTAAAGCCTCCCATAATGTACCATTCCAAGTTAGCCACTTAGTTCCGTCAAATCTAATAGTACCTACTACCGTAGTTCCTGAACCTGTGAAGGTATTAGTACCATATACTCTAAACTGTCTAGCGGCATCAGAATCCCTATTTTTTACTTCATCTACAAAATCTGTGTATAAACTAGATAGTGTTGGATTATCCCAATTTGCCATTTTTTATTACTCCTTTATTAGTCTCTAACGCCAGTAACTGACCAGGTAAAATTACCATCGATTCTATTACCTGTTGTTATATCATATATATAAACTGTAAAACTCTCTGGGTTAGCTTCATCCACAAAATCATAGATGGCGGTCTTGCCTGCTGTTCCACTGTAGTTTACAGTAATTTCATTAAGATCCACATATTTATATAGTGTACCATTAGTTGGATCTGTGCTATCTACGTACACTTTTACTCCAGTATCTTTGTCTGAAGTAGTGACAGTATGAGAACCAGTCTCTGTTTGTTCTGACATCGATAATAAAAACTTAACATTATCTATTTCAACTATATCATTTGTCGGAACTGATGTAAATTTAGTATAAATTTTAACATATCTAAAGTCGGAAGCACTTGAGGTACTAGAAGCTGCTCCTGAATAGTTCCAGCCAGTAACATCATTCAATGCTTGATTATAAATAGCTAAACTATTAGTCCAATAAATATGATTTTCTTTAGTAACTGTAGTAGTGGTATTATCTCTATAGTTTGCAGCAATTGTTACTGTAATATTAGAAGAAGGTAACTCAACCCCAACATCCCAAGAATGGTAATAGGCACATTCATCAGTACCAGCTTTAGCTACAATATAATATTGATATCCTGCAGATATTTGATCCGCAGGACTATTCCAACTTCTAGTAGTGAAATGCTGTTCCCAAGTTTCAGTGCTATTTAGTGGTCCAAATGCTGGGAAACTATCTCCTTTGTAGATATCAGTAACTTGAATTTTATCTTCTACTACCCAACTGCCACCACCAGCTATACAGTCTGTAGAATTAGTTGCCACTGCTCCAGAACAGTATGCCTCATTTACTGGCTTGTCAGGGTCTAAAGAACTATTTATTTGTTGATGTAATACAAAGTTTGCAGGTTCATTAATATTAGAAGTTGAAGTTAGCGGAATACTTTCATTTCCAGCTGAATCAATAGAAACAATAAAATACTTATATGTGCCACCAATTGACTCAAAACGAGTAACGAAAGTAGCAGGTCCTAGTAAGTCTTGTTCTATTGTATCTATTAGAGCACAAGTTGTAACATCTCTATCACACCTTGAAATTCTATAGTTTTCTATAGGCATTTGTCTAGTAGTTAAGCTAGGATCATTCCAGTCTAACTTAACATAGTTATCAATAACTTCTACAGACAGACCACTAGGACTGGTGGGCACGTCTATCGTAACATCAACAAAGCCTTTGTCTCCGTAGTTACCTGCAGTATCTATAGGTGCAACCCAAAAGGTTCTAGTAGGTTCACCAGAAAAAGGCCCCCAACTACACCGCACTGATTTAGTAGTTCCGGACTTTAATTCTGGAGCAAATAATGCATCTGTTGCTAAAACTCCGGATAGATTTCGTCCATTACTCCATGTATCCCCATATCGTATTTCATATGTATCAATAGGTAAAGTAACTGCAGAAGTAGAGCTCCACTGTAATAGAACATTTACAGTATTATAGGTATTTGTTACTGTAGGTTTTCCAGGTTTTATCACCTCTATAGGTACACTAGCTGGAATACCTTCATTTCCTGCTGAGTCTACAGAAGTAACCCAAAAAGTCCTAGGAGTAGTTGGCCCCCATGTAACTTTAGTTGTCCAATCTGTAACTTTGCTAATTGCAATATCTGTAGCACTTGACCAAACATCCCCGTATCTTAGTACATAGTCTACAATAGGTAGATTTGAAGAAGGTGTAGTCCAGTTAAGAATTACATTAGGGCCTGTTATATTAGAGGTAAGAATAGTTGCATCTGGTCTAGCTATTGCACATGTAAAACTTTTAGGTACCCCGTAGTTATCAGAATAGTCCTTAGCTGCAATCCAAAAAGTTTTAGAGTCTACACCTACTGATCCATATAACCCTGGGCCCCAAGTAACTGGGTAAGTTATAGACGCAGTAGTAACTACCTTAGGATCAGTACCTGCAGCCCAAGTACTACCTTCTCTAATTTCATATTCTTTGATACCTTGATGGGTCGTACCTGGAGCAGTCCAAGTAATATTCACATCCCCTATATTAAATACATGAACTATAGAGCTAACTGCACTAGGTTCAGATACTATATAAATTATAGGAGTTTCATCTACAGAATAATTACCAGTAGTGTCAATCGCTTTAAGTAAATAAGTATGAGTACCTGTACTAACAGCTCCTACTTCATGATGAATAGACGTAATATTAGTAGCAACTACTGTTGCTGTATCCCATACTAATCCCTCGCGAATTTCATAATAAGCCCAATCTATATCTGGATTAGCTTTCCAATGTATTGTCAGTCCTGAAGAGGGTACCCAAGTAGTAGATAAATCCCGCACATTCATTGGGGGTAACGTCTTACCGAGTAATACTTTAGAGGCTGTAGTCCAAAGAGACCTTTTATTATTTACTAAACTTACGGTTTTAACTCTTACTTCATACTCTAACCCAGCAGCTATCCAAGTATGACCTGCTGTAGTACAATCTGTACTAGTTCCATAAGAGGTCCAAGCGTGGCCTGCTGCAATACAGGTAGTCTGGCTTGTAAGTGTAGGATCTGCTAAACAATCTCCACTATCACATCTTGCTGGCATTGAGTAAGTATTAGGAATAGTAATACTACTATCAGTAGCATTACCTGAAGTATTCCAAGACTCGCCCTTTATTCTCCACTCTACCTCATAATGACTTAGATAATCATAAGAAGACCTTAACCAAGTATAAGTAGCAGATTCACAAGAGGTTTCATCAGTATAGGTATTATCTTCTAAACAAAAGTAATTTTGTCCGGGAGCTGCCCAACTAACATGCATTCTATTTATAATAGTATTGACATTACTAAATAATTCTTCAGTTATATTAATATCAGTTACAGGTGGTGGAGCAGTTCCCCAAGGCATCCTTTCACTTATACTTGTTATCTCTATTTCATCCCCAAGTTCTATAGCAGCAAACTTAGATTCGTTGTACTCTAGCCCAGTGACAGTAAATTTATTTAATTCATCTTCTGTAATAGATACTACTCTATATAACTGGGACTCTACTTGCCCCATTCTCTCCAAAGTCCACACTTGCATAGGTAGGGGGTCAAAATCTAAATCAGATTCTAATTCTATAATATTGGTCGAGTATGTAGAGGCACTTGGGTTAATAGTAACATCTTTAGTTACTATATAAGACCCTTCATCCCAATTTTTACCTGCCCCCATACAAGCTGTTTTAGAAGTATATGCTGAATTAGTACTGCCATCTTGATTAGTACACCTATCATCAGGTTTTATGATACTGAAATCCATATCATCTGCGCCGTTTAGTTCTACTGGGGCATCTAAACAAATGGTTCCTCTATCCGTAACCGTCCATTTTCTGGCATTCCACTCCCAATAATCTCCGGTAGTATGGCCTATTACATCTTGAAATTCATATTTAATACCATAGTTATAAGATTGCTCTCCTGTAACCATGCGTATGTTAACTCCGGAAGCAAAGTCTAAGACACCATTAATAAATACATTGAAAGTATCATGCATCGAAGAAGTAAGAAAAGTAGACCCAAATTCCAAGTCTATACCCGTACCATGGGTGTTTTCAATATATGTAAGACCAAGTCCTGCAGCAGCATTTAAAAGGGCAGAAAAATCTCTAGGTGTTTCATACTCCCATATATCCCCCTCATACAGTACTGGGGATTCAAATATTAAATTTGTCTCACGCACTGCTACTGTAGAGGAGTGTTTATTTTTAAACCTATAAGTATCCCCATCATACGAACTTAGGGTAATCCATTCTTCTGTTATTGGGATGGCAGGATCTACAGGACTACAAGTGGAATCAACTGCATTCCAACTTCCATAGCTATTTGTACAACATAACTCAGGTGTAGATGAGGACCCATCACTACAACTCTCATATTGTTCTGTTAAAGCCTCATCTCTAAACCATGAAGTATCAGTAACAAATANCATGAGTTAAATATACTACAAATCTGTATACATCGTCAGCATCTCCAGTATAGGTACCTGTACGAGTAAAATCATTTAGTCCTATACCTGTATAAGTAGTATCTAATTCACAGTCAGCTTGACTAGTATAACTAGTATCAGAACATACAGCAGGTATAATACGTCCACCATATCTAACACCGGCTCTATGCTTATCGGATACCTTAATTAAATCCCCTGGTCGTACAGGAGCACCCTCAAATCCAGTGGAGAAAGTAATACCTTCAGTTTCTAATCGCTCAGTATATAGAATCCATTTACCTACCCTCTGTGCTTGACCCCTAGAAGTACACCCAAAAGCTATAACGCTTTTCTCTACCATTCCGTATCTTTGTATGCCCTCTCTATCTTCTACATACTCTACAGTCTGTTTATAACCATTAGCTGGGTCATTCCAAGTAACTAATACTACATTGTGTCTGGCTTTCTTAGAAGAGCCTGTATACGTGAAGTCTCCTCCAAGTACGTTAGACTCGGTAAAATGAAATACTGGTAATTTAGGAGAATCTTGAATTGCAGATACTAACCCTTGATCCCAATAAACTAACCCTCTAAATATGGAGGCTAGATCGCTTAATACTTTGTAAGCTTCATTTGCTCCTTGTAAGTATAAGTTACAAGCAAAACGTGGTTCTACCTTTGTAGTAGCACCGTCCATAAATCCAGATGGTACTCCTACATATTTACCATCATCATCTACTGCGTCACAATATCTAGCAATTTGGTACAATGACCATTTATCAATATTATAATCATCTAAAAATTGTCCAAGGCCATATCTATCATTAGTAAGAATATCGTAATAGATCCAGGCAGGATTACATGTCCACTTTACGTCAAAAGTGCCATTCCAGATGCTGTCATACAAGAAATCTCCAACTTGAGTTACATTTGGGTCATAGGGAGTATAGTTCGAAGGAACTTTTACTTTCACTCCCTTAATTTCATAACCTCGTCTTGGTACGTGCCCAAATTGTTTGGCATCCAGCTTTATTCCCATTAAGGCACTATTAGGATAAGAAAATTTGTTATCTATAATCTCGGTATGAGTATGCCAGTAGATATCATTTCTTAGAGTTTGGTCCTCTGAGTCATCTGTTAATCTTTTAAGTCTTATAGCAACTTGAGTAAACCCAGCAGTTTTCCAGCTGGCAGGTATAGGAAATCTATGGCTCCAATCGTATCTTGCAGTAGTTTTTCCTTCTTTAGTAAAAGTACCTTGAGTTATCCAACTACCACTATTATCTACTTGGAAAGATATCTCGTATTCAACAGAAGTTCCGTGGGTATCTCCATTGTCTTCAGTATGAGCAAAAGTATTAGTATACATAGATACGCGTATAGCATCCATATTACTATTAGTAAGAGTACGTATAACTCCAGTAGGAGTAGCTCCACTCTTTTCTATTTTAATACCAACAGCTTTTTGACTGCCTACAGACTCAAATCCTGGAATATAGGCTTGTCCTTGACCACCTTTCCTCTCATCCCAGACAACATCTTCAAAGTTATAGTTACCTGCAGAATCTTGTAAAGGAGTATCATCAAAAAATATAGATTTAGCACCGTCGACTAATCCCTCGATCTCTCCTTCAGACACTAAATCTATTATTTGAGCATTTCCAGTAGAGTGCAGAGTATTGGGATCTTCTACACCACCGGCAGCTCCACCACCGCCATCTTTACCACCACCAGCGCCTCTAATAGGTTTCTTTATATATTCCATTAATCTTTATCCTGTGCTACTATATAAGCATTAATTACTGCTCCACCTACTCTTACAAGCCCGTAAGCTATTGGTATTGGAACACCTTGTCTTTGTGTATTTACGGGGCCATCAAAATGATAGTTCTCTGGAGTTTCTACATCTCCTTTAGGGTCTGGGGCCAAGTATTCTGCAATACCAGAGAACATCATTGATACTCCAAAGTTTATCAACATTTTACCAGCTATTTGTGTAAAAGACATCTCTGTACCCGGGGGTATAACATCCATACCACCCATTTGGAACCCAACATACACCATAAGAGCTCCAACAAGTATTTTAGCTCCCTTACTTTTAGATCCTAATATAGCTGGTATTATTTTTATCTTCTCACTACCTGTAGGACTACGAAGCTCCTGTAGATCTTTATCTATTCCATCTACTAATACTCGATACCCTATACTTCTATCTTCAGACGTAACTACAAAATCCTTAAACCCAGGCAAAACAGCACATAAAGCACGAATTGCTTCTGCGGCACTATGAACTTCTAGAGAAAAGCTTTTCCCAAACTTCTCTCTTAATTCCCCATATAGTACAACTTCACTCATTGTTCTTCCGCCGTTAATTGTGCATTAATTACTGCCCCACCTACTATTAATTTCCCGTATGCAATAGGAACTGGGTTACCCTGCCTAACAGTATTTACTGGTCCATCAAAGAAATAATTCTTAGATTTTTCTGCAGAAGTAGCAGTCCTATCGCCTGCTAAAACTCCTGCAATACCAGAGAATATCATCGAAGTACCAACGTTAAACATAATTGCCCCAAGAGCCATTTGCCAAGTTACTGTACCACCTGCCTGAAGAGTTGCTAAAACATTAATGCCACCTGGACCAGCTACCATAAAGGCGCCCACAACTAGTACTGCTCCTATTATAATAGTAGCCCATTTAGACTTTGAACCGGATACTACAGGTATTATCTTTAAAACTTTCCTTTTATCAAAAGTTTTAAGCATAACATCTTCTATAGCCAATTCTTGCTTACCATACACTAATGCATATTGATTACCTTCTACACTAAGAGTACCTTGAAATGTCTTGAAGTTAGCCATTAATGCACATATAACTTCTCTAGGAGAATTTACATCAAAAGTAAATTCTTCACCATATTTATCTTTTAGTTCTCCGTATAGTTTAACATCCGTTAACATAGTGATTCATGCCTTAAGTGGTGTACTGTATGTTTTTGCCATTATCCACCATGTACTAGGT